CAAAGACGTAATGGCCCTATCCCTAGAACATCTTTTAATACAACAGTTGCACAATAATGAGGTATTACGCCAACACCCCAAGGTTGTACTTTAATCACTTTGTACCATTGGTTATTGATTTGCACTTCATCAGCTTTCACTGTAGAATTCTCATCACCAGCAGTGAGCAATGTAGCTGTAAACACTGTGAATAAATCTTTAGTGCCATAACCATCTGAGCCAAGGATGAAGTCATCACCAACATAGGGTTGTACTGTGCATGTATTCAATGTGAATGCTGTAGTGGTAGTTGTAGGTGTCCCAAATTGATTTGTTGTTTCTGTAACGTGCCTACCATTTAAAGATATTCTAGGGATAGGGCCATTACGTCTTTGTATTCTCATAGTAGCTCCTACACCGTTTTAACAACACGTGATGATACGCTATTGTACATCTCACCTGATTCAATCAATGGAGCTGTAGAGCCATATTTTTCAATCTTAGCTTGTCTCCACCATTCTTCGTTAGGAAGCCAATCGCCAACATCTATGGAAGCCTGAACATATGTTTCACCGATACGTCCAAAGGATTTGTAGAGCTGAATAACAGTGCCATTCCCTTTGAGATAGTTCCAGACATCATTCTTCCACATCTTAGATGAATCGAAATGACGTTCCACCATATCACCAGCGTACACCATGAAAGGTCTATCTTTGTTCAATTCAGATACAAGCTCAGCCATGTCTAAACCGGAGGATGTATGTATGTCACCTTCGAAGTATCCATATTCAACTTCGTGAGATTCTAGGGAGTGCATCCTACGTATCATTGCATCGATTTGTTTCATGTCTAATGTGGCGGAGGATGTTATGTTCATTAAGAGTAATCTCTATCTAACACTTGCTCGTACAGATGATTGTTAGCTAACATGATGTCATGCCAATCAGACTGTAAGTATCCGGTGAACATATCTTCATCACAAAATATTTCATTACGTTTCTGTAAGCTAGTACCACCAATAATAATCGGTATAGCTTTCTTATACCCTTGCTGCCTTTTTAAATCTTCGTAGCGGTCTTTGTAACGTTCATAAAGGTATGTGTAATATACCTCCACCTGTCCTTCACGTTCTCTATCTGCTAAGGTAGCGAAAGCATTTAATAAAAGTTCCATTACAACTATTGAAGCTGTAATTACATTATTGCCGTATTTAGTTAAAGCACTATTAATGGTTGCATCCGTAACATATTCTGTGTTTGGATCACCTATCTTAGCCCTGACTAGATCTACATTATTTGTGAAATCAATATCTATCATTACGTATCCTAATCATCAGGGAAGAAGGGGCCGAAGCCCCTTTATATTAAGGTGCAGCTTTAATAGTACACTTGATAACAGACAACGGATTGATTAAGTAATCACCGAAGTTAGATTCCATCATCAAGTGAGTACCGTTAAACTCGTTATCTGCTCTCCACAGATATTCAGGTAATGCAATAGTATTCACATACTGCATAGTCTCTGCTGGAGCGAAACGACGAGCGAAGATACCAACTGTGTTAGCTGGCATGATGTACGCTTCGTTATCTGGGATTAAAGCACTACCGCCAATCTTAGCGTCGTATTGGATATACAGAATGTCATCAGAGCCACGGTACATACGGTATTGTTGGGCAAAGTTCTCTAAACGTTTAATCAGAGGATCTTGACCTAACAGACCAGCGCGGTCTACCATTGCCTGTTCTTCTTTAGGGTGGCTGATACGTTTCTGGAAGAAGTTACGACCACACAGGGCTACATAACTACCGACAGTTTGACCGTCTAATAAAGAGTCGTTGATTAATGCACGAGCATCTTCACCAGCCTCACGAGGGTATGCTGTTGGGTCTAACAAAGGGAACTCGATTTTTGGGCGAGTAGCAGCAGTTAAACCAGCATATTCAGCGTAGAAGTCGGTTACAGTTACAGAACCGTTAGGTACATAAGCAGTACCGTTTACAATCAAATGAGCTAAAGCTTTCTCACCTAACAGGGCCATAGAACGGCGCATATCACGTGTATCGTTAGCTACTAAACGGTCTACTGTATCCAGTGTATCTTTAGTGCCGGGCTGACGGCTACGTAAAGCATCTTGTGGACGGATATGGGACTGAATACCAAAAGAAGGGACTGGCAAGTAGTGAGTTTTAACTACTTCACGAGCATCGAAGTTATCACCACGCTCAGAGAAAGATTTATCTGAAGGTAATGCTACACGAGTAGTACGGTCATCATGTTCCCATACTTTAGTGTTCAGATACATAGTATCTAATTCAATCAAGCTGGTTAACAGGTTAGGGATATTAGGGCTATTTTCAATCATATCCGTAATATCGTGAACGGCATTTAAGTTACCTAAATCACGAGATACAGCTTTAGTAATTTGAAATTTACCGAATTGTGTTGGTTGAGCCATTATAATTTATACTCCGTATAAAGAAAGATGCGCTGCTATTAAGCAGAAACAGCGCCATAGAAAGAAGAAGATACTGCGCCAGTAGTAGACTTAACAGAGATGTTCTGTTTTTCTAATTGTTTAATTACTGAAGTTTTTTGTGTATCATTTAGTGCAGCATCCCATACTAAGCCTGATTTCTTAACTGAAGCAGCACCACGGAACAAACCAACAACCAAGTCACCAGCAGTACCGACAACGACTGTTTCTTTGGTATCGCCTAAAGCGTCAAAGCCAACAACAACGATGAATTTAGCACCATTAGCTGCTGCACCATCTGTAGACGGAACGTTAATAGCATTAGATGTGAAGTCGGAGGCAACAATTTTACGATAAGCTGCTGTACCATCCCAAAGTAATACTTGACCTACTTTGTAGTTTACGTTAGCAGCTTCATCAACTGGTAACTTATGTTGATAGTTAAAATTCTCTACGATTGGGAAAGAATCTTGCATTAAAACGTCAGACAATACGCTGCCAGTAGTAGCAATAATAGCCATTTATATTTCCTTTTTATCTTTAATTATAAAGGTTTGTTGATTTCTGCTTTTAATGCAGCTTTACGAATTTGCTCAGGTGTCAATGTTTCACCTTCTGCATGTGACTTTTCTTGAAACAGGTCTGAATTTTCTACAGCTGCTTTCTTAGCTTTTAAAGTTTCAATCATAATGTTTGCAGCTTCTTCGTCTGTACCTTTCAAGGTGAACAGGGATTTAGCGACTTTTTCTAACTGAGATGCTTCTACCAAATCTTTAATACTCTCGGAGAAAGCAGTAAACTCGGCAGCAGCTTTATCTTCAGCAGCTTTAGTTAATTGTAATGTTAAGGCTTCAACTTGAGCTTGAAGATCAGCGGCTTTTTGCACTGCAACCGTTAGCTCAGTTTCCTTACTCTCTAACTCGCTGAAACGAGCTTTTTCAATTGTCACAGTATTAGCATTTGCCATCTGTTTTTCTTCCTCATATTTACTTAGGGATTTTTCTACACGTTCTTGCAGAATTGTTAAGGCAATAAAATCTTCATCTTCTACTACCTGATTAGGGTTTTGATGTAGGGACTTCATTAGTTGGAATTTGGATAAACGTTCTTCCATCCAATCATCTAATCCGTCTGTACCATTTTCTCTAACCCAAGCTTCATGTTCTGTTTCAAAACCCATAAGCTTAGTTAGTAATGTTGCATCGTCCCACCACAAGTCAAACCAGCGCCTAAGAAACTCCTCCATCGACATAGTTACTGTCACTTGGTCAAGAGCTTTTTGAACTTTTACTGGATTGCGGGGACGAATTCCGTCATTAAGGGATTTACTTATTAATACTGTACGTGATGAAGCTGGTCCACCTTGATGTTTACTTACCAGAGCCACATGAGCACCTTCAGTGTCAAAATCAAAGTTAAACAACACACGTTTAGCTTTTTTCTTTTCAGCCATTTATTTCATATCCTAGTGCTTCGCAGTTAATAGATAATCCTGTGTATGTACCATCTTTTATTTTAGGCCACACCAAGTCATCTTCTAGTTCGTAAGGTTCTGGATAGTGTTGCTCCATAAGCCAAGTACCTTTCTTCACATGCTCAATTGTTCCGTCAGGACGTTCCAAATTGAAGGCTACAGGAGTACAATAAGATTGTTCAATAACAATCAAATCATCTGTTACATCAATTTTGTGAAGTAAGTTAGCCTTACGGCAATGTACGTTGAAGCTACGACATGCGTTCAGCACATCTTCTTCAGAATACCAATCTTCATGTAGGTCAGCAGTGAATCCATCTTCATCTTGAGGTTCAAGAACAATAAATAATGCTCTCCGTTCCTCATTATCAACAGACTTTCTAACCTCGACACCTTTCACTAATTCTGTGTTCTCTACTACTTGCTTGTCACTGTCTAATTGACCTATAGCTAAGTCCAGAACACTAGAAAGAGCTTTCATAATGTTTTCTTTATTAATCACACTCTATTACCTGTGTTAGTGGCTGAAGTTATGCCGCCTTGTTGAGTACCACCTGTACCGCTAGACCCTCCTGACTCGCCAACTCTGGCTGTATCAGGGGTAAGTTTTTCCCAGATTTGATCTTCAGTAAGCTTTTCAATTTCGGTGGTATCGAATCCGCACATTCTGTGGGCTTGTATGATTACAGATTTATCTCTAACCATCATACCTACACCAGCCATGAGTTGAACTACTTTAGCCCTTTCTTGTGGATCAGCTTGGTCTAATTCACCAAACACCATTACTGGCATTTCGTCTTGTTCTAATTTAAGCTCATTAATATCTGCTAAGGATTTAACAAACTCTCGTTCAAAAACAGACTTAATAAACAGTAAGACACGTTCCATATAGAACGCATGTAAACTTTGCTTGGTATCGGCCAAACTGTAACTACCAACACCATCTTGACCTAGAAGAACAAATCCAGCACCAAGTACGTTCAGTATGTCTTTCTTACGTTGGTCAATTAATGTGGAAGTTTGGTAAGATTTGCTACCGCCATCTACGCCTTTAAGCTCAATGTCATAAACATACTTACCTGTACCATTCTCACCTTGAATATCTGAACCCAGTAGAATGTAAGTTTGATCGCCAGCATGTATAGCAGCAGCATTCTTTTGCAAAGCATTTAAGGTTTTAGCTTCGTCGGAATTAGGATCTTCAGCAGCTTTATTGATATGGTCATTAGGTACACGTAATACTAAAACACCACCTAAATCTTTGCTCACACCAACAACCTCATAAGAGGTTATCATTTCAAGCTCTTTCCATGATTTGAAACAATCAACTAAATCTGATTTACCTTGAGGGTTATTGTTCAAACTGTTCCAACTGAACAGCATAAACTTCTCTCTCCGAAGGTATTCATCATTCATGTTCCGAATAGTAACAACATCTTGATATAAATTCTGCCCTACTGCTGTACTAGGTTGCCATTGGTACAAGCCCATCAATTGCCGCTTCAGTACAGGATCATCAAACTTCCATTCACGTACACTTCGTTGAGAACGTGGTGCAAGCTTTAAATATTTATATCTGTATTTACCAGACCATTTAATACTGTCATTTTTGGCAAATACTTTTTCTAACCAACTGAATCCATATTTACGGAACGTAATAATGTTGGTGATTGCGTCATACCAACTACTACCAACAAAATTCTGAATGTTCCAATTAAGGTAATCTGCAAAATCTCTTGCTGCTTGTGTATTAGCTTTACCTACTTCAAATTTAGCTGTGAGCAAGGATTTAGTAAGGAATACTTCGCCAACTGTTAATCCAGCGCTTACAGCAGCATTAGAGGACATTTTATCGAATGTATCTAAGCTGTGAGGGTATTGTAGTTCCCTACGCTTACTATCCTCTATAAATCCACCTACAGCTTGTATAAATGGATTACCAACTTCACCAAGGCGTAATCTTGTATCCGTAGAATTAGGATTAGATTCGGCCTTTTGAATTTTAAGAATTTCTGTCATGTCTAGGCTCATCATCCTTTATAGATCAAGATTACGTTTAATTGTAGGATTATCTAAAACGGCTAGTTTTGGGACTGTGTAGACTTTCTCTTTTGAGAGGAATATATAAGCTTCTGCTACTGCATCCAGCCAATCATCCTTCTTTTTGCGGCCTGATCGCCATCTACCAGTAACTGGATCAGGGTCAAACCCTTCTAGTTCCTGATAAAATAACTCAAGTGTTCTTGCATCAGGGAAGCTACTCTCCACTATCCTAACAAGACCTGCTTGGCAAGCACACAGAAATGGCTCAAATTTAGTCAGCTTGTTTTGATTATATCCACTACCGGAGGGTTTAAATTTAAAACCTTCACTGAGGAACTTCTTAGAGATTTGTTCATATACAGTTTTAGCATCTGCTCCTGCGTCCCTTGCAACAATGATATAAGTATTTTTACCATCATAGTGAGCTTGCTTTAACATTATATTGTCACGGTCTGCACTGTTTTTTCTGTACTTACCATAGACTTTTTCATGTGTGTCGTAGCTTTCTGGACAAAAATCACCGTAGATGTAAAAATAACCATCTTTATCTTTCGCCATACCTATGCTTGCGGTAA